ACGCGCTGAAAAGTTCCCGTTCATCTATCTAACCCTTTCTTATTAAAGTTCTCAGCCCATCGCTTCATCGCTTCTTGTGCTTTGGTATGTCGAGTTGTATCAATCTTCTTCGACTCTTTCCATGCATTATCACCGTCAATAATTCGCTTGCGAGCACTTCTAGCGTCAAACAAGTCTTTCTCGATATTGAGTTTCTTTTTATTAACAGCGATACGATGAAAGACGGCCATACGCGCCATGTTTTCTAAGTCGTCAACATCTTGGAGAAGAGCCCCTTTTTTAAATGCTTTGTACTCATTAGGCGTCCAAGACATAATGAGATCTACATCGTAAATCTTCATGTGCTGTGCAACGTCTGTAAGTACTTCCAGCCATTCTAGTCCGTCGACTCGGTTGTTTCGCCCAATAGCTCCACCTTCGCGTCCATTAGCATTTGAATGCCCTTCTCGTTCTCGGCTTTCTCCTTGTCTGATTTGCCCATCGTTTTGAATAGCTCTAAGTTCTTCCAAAACGTCTTGGCATCTCTTTTGAAAAAACCCGAAGAATCAATTTCACAAAATGCCTCTTTAAATAATTCTTCTGTTCCTCCATCTTCTTCAATACGTTTTTCAAGACCCTGTTCGATTTCCGACATGGAAGGTCGTTTTTTCATATGTGCTAAACCACAGTCCCAAAAAGCCTTTAGCGCCTCTAAGTCAAATTGCAACAGTCCTGTATAAATAGCACTAAATCCACCTACATCGTTACCTTCTTTATCAGTTTGGTTGTAATTTTTATCTGCTAGATTTTTAAACGCAAAACCAAATTTCGCCTCTTGTTGTGTACCTGCAATTGTTAATGTAGCCATGTTATATAGCCCTCCTAATGTTTTGTTTTTAAGTAAAAGAAAAAAGCACCCTTAAGAGTGCTTTGATTATGAAGCTGTAACGGTTACAGCAACTGTCGTTGTTTTGCCACCACTTGCTGTTGTGATAGTAATTGTTGCTGAACCTTCGGCCACACCTGTGATTAATCCAGCGGATGTCACCGTAGCAACAGCCTCGTTACTTGAAACGAATGTTACGTTTTTATTAGTCGCCTCTGCAGGAAGTACAGTAACTGTTAACTGACGAGTGCTTCCAACTACTACAGATGTTGTTTGTGGAGTAACCGATACACTATCCACTGGAGCACCTTCCGTTTGCTCTTTGCCGAATTCCCCCGTTTTCTCTCCAGGTGTTTCGAAACCATACGTTGCAAATTCAATTACCTCTTGAGGAAGCTTAGGCAATTTCCCTTGTTTCGATTTACCGATGACTTGTAATGTTGCAGAGAGTTCTTGGAAACCATCGCCTGGTGAAGACTTCTCCACTGATTCAACTAATGTGTAGGCAAAATTTGCATCATGCGTATCATCATCATTTACTTTTAAATCAACTTCCCACACTTTTAATTGCTTTTCATTTCGAATGGCATCGAGAATTGCTTTTTGTCCAGGATCATTTTTATCACCATAAGCAGTGATTTCGAATGACTCACTTGATTGCCCATAAGCTAAAATACGTCCAAATTTAGTTTGTTCATCTACTAATTCACTCTCAAGCGAGTAACTATTTTCAGTAAGATTTCCGATCAAGAAACCATCTGAGCCAAGTGCTGCATCTGCTAATTGTACGAGTAAGACCGTGTCTTTACCGTTTTGCATAAGTGTTTTCCCTCCTAAAATAAAAACAGCCCCATAAGGCTGTTATATGTTTTGTACTTTATATTGAATTGTTAAAATGCCATGTTTTACACCAGGGCTATTATCGTCAATAACACGAGATTCACGTATTGTGACACTTAATACTCTCGCACCTGGTATTGGATAGTTTCGACCCATAAGAGCCTGTTGACAAGCTGATAACATCTCGTATACTACGCGCTTGCCACTGTAATCATCGTTATCCTTCCACCAAGTGTGTATCGTAAATGTGATAGTTTCGATATTACTGGTTTTGGTATTAAATGGGCTCGTGTAAGGCTCTGAGATTGTTATATATGGATACGGTGTATTCTCATCGACTGCATCATAAACACCAAGATCATCTTCATCTTTTCGTGTAATGGTTGTTAGAGCTTCACAAGCCGTTAACTTTTGAAAAATAGCTTTCTGCAATTCAAAGAAAGGCAATGCATAGTAATTACTCATAAGCCTAATCGCCTCATTTCTCTTTCGAAGTATTCTTTACCTGCATCTACAGCAGGCCCCCAAAATGGTTGAGCTCTCATACCTTCGGTGGTTACATATCTACCTAGTTTTGTGCTGAAATACGTCCATGGTGTTCTGCGGCCATTTCCGTTCTCAGCGTAAATACCAGTACCATGCTCCACATAAATAGCGTAATGGACCCCTACTGAAACGACTGCATTGTATTTACCTAGCATCTTCATTTCAATAGAGTCTCGTAAACTACCATCATCGGCTGGTGCAAGAGCCTTAGCCCTCGTTTGGATGATTCTTGCTGTCTCATATATAATGTCTGACACTTTATCGAGTAAACCTTCTTCAAACCTTTGTGCTGCTCTTAATAATCGACGTCCACTGAATGTAATCCTAGCCATTATGCAGTCACCAACTTTAATGCCACACGCATGATTTCATGTTGCCCACCTTGATCTTCTGGACGGCCAGCGAAAGCATAAATTTCATTCTCATAGCGTAACCGCATGTTAGATGTTAAGTCGGTTTTGTATGAATAGTACATGTACCTATCCAAAGGATTACTTAGTTGTTGAGCATAATACTGCTCTTTGCTTGTTGGCGTATCTACAAAAGCATCAATTGTATCAACTGGAAGCCACTTAGTTTCAAAGCCTGCAGCACCGTCCGATACCTTTTTCTTCTGAACTACTTCAACTTCATGAGGAAATTGTTTCATGCTACCACCTCAGCTTTCTATATGGCTTTAATGGCCTATAAACTGTTGCTGGAATCTCGTCTGAAAAAGAATAAGCCACTGTCCCCATGGATCTACTAACTAAACCTAACTCAGTAGTTTCGAAAAACTTACATGCCTTTGCAATGAATAGCTTCATAGCACTTTGTTTCTGCCTATCTGTACCCTTTGACATGTCAAACGTGTTATTGGTCCAAGAACACCCAAGGTCATAAAGAACAGGCGCTAGTGCTGTGTAATGGTCTACTAATTGGGTAGTGGATTTATCGTTATTTAACGAAATAATTTCATTGATTTCGTCATTTGTCGGATTCCACATTTACAACACCACCTGAGAGCATTTCAATTAGCTCTTCTTCTGATTTATTTGAATACCCCTTAATACCACGCTCTTTGCACAAATCTCGTAACTCTTTAACAGTTAGTTTTTCAAGATTTGGGGACGTTTCTTGTTTTAGTGAACTATTGACTTTCTCTTCTATAGATTCCTTTTTTACATTATGATAACGGCGCAAAAGCATACTCTTCCCTCCTTTTCACAAATAAAAAGAGAGGTGTATATCCTCTCTAAGTAGTGGCGATTTTCACAACACCGTTATCGTTGTAAAGGTTAGTTGTATAGTGTGCGTTGGCTGCTACAACAACTGTACGAGCTAGAATATCTTCGTCCTTTTTCACGTCAACTTCTTTTTTATTCACAATTTCAACAGCACCAAATTTCTGTAAAAATGCTGTACCTTCAGTTAAACGATTAGAACGTTCGATATCTTTAACACCAACTAATTCAGCAACTTTGCCTTTAGCTATTGCTGTTTCCTGAATACTACCACCTACAGTAAATAAAGATTTCACTAATTTTGTATAGTCTTTAGGGTGAATAAATAGTACACATTCAACTTCTCCTTCATCACCAAAAACATCTTTAGCATCAATAATAGCAGTTGGAGTGACAGGTGCAGCATTATGAGATAACAAGGAAGTATTTAAAGTAGCTAGATAATCGATTTCAACTTTATCTTTCATTGCTAAAAGTAGTTGTTTTTCAGCTTCATTTAACGTTCCTTTAACATTTGTGATAATCGCTTTTTCGGTAATTTCAATTGCTTTACCTGTTTCTTTTACTGTTACTTGTGAAGTAGTCATGCTGAGTTTTGTAGTGTCCATAGGAACACCTTCTTGTAAATCAGCAGCTGGACCAACATACCCGTATTTGGGGCGAGTAATCGTATCACCTGGTTGGCCTACTAACGTATTGTCAGTCGTTGCGTATGGTGCAAAGCGAATAGCTTTAGGTAGTTTAGCTGAAATTGCATCTGCTAAAACCTCTGGATTAATTAGATCAGCAGCTTTTGTTTGAGCAAACATCTGGATGTTTAAGCTTTGAAATTGTTTGTTCAAAAATTGTAAACCAATTGCTTTCTTCATATTCATTCTCCTATTCTTTCAATGATTTATAGAGCTCATAGTCTGTGTTATATAGCTCAGTTTTCTCACTAATACTCATGGCATCGAATTGTTCCTTGGTCACTTTTGGCTTACCACCTCCCCCTGGATTTGGAGGCGTATACCCCTTCAATCCTTCAGGTGTAAATAAGTAATCATCCGATGCTTTCAACGGTGTGATTTGTTCATCAAACCCGACTAGTTGACCATTTACTAACTTGATAGTTTCAAGGTTTAATAAGGCTTTCACAGCAGTCGGATTCTTCGCTTTGGCATTACGTAACGCTTCTGTTAATGCGAAGTCGTAATCCTTTTGAGTAAGTTGGCTTTCAAAATCAGCTTTCGCTCGATCATTTTCTTGCTGTAGACGAGTAATTTCTGCCTGCATTTCTTCATTTCCTGATGCTTTTGTTTGTAGTTCCTTTAATTGAGTATCGCGATCACTAATTTGTTGTTTGTAGTCGTTGACCTCAGCAATCTTGTCATCAAGACGTGATTTGGGAACCATCTGACCATAACCTTCAATTACTTTATCTGCTTGTTCCTCTGTTAAACCTAATGCAATTAAATCTTCTTTTTTCATGTCTATTGCCTCCTATTTCGTGTTTTACGTGCAACGGCACGGATAGGGTTAGAAACTTGTTCTTTAACGTCTACAAGCTCGAAAAAGACGAAAATAGGCATAATAAAAAGCCGTATGACTACGACTATCCTTCACCACTAAATTTTTTCTTCCACTCTTCATAACTCATGAATGGAACCACAACACTTGGTGGTTTTACCTGCTTGTACGCTTTGTTGAAAGCCTGTTTGTAGGTCAATCCTAAATCAGACATATAAGCATCAATACGAGCAACTAATTGCTTTTGGTAGGTATCGTCCATGTAGTCTCTGCCTCGACGATACTCAGGTAACTTCCCATTCACCATAAAAATCGTATGACATCGACACTGTATATCCATTGAAGCAATGCCCCATAACCTCGGTGCTTTTGATTTCCACTTGCCATAATGGTAATAACCGTCTTTATGAGCTTTCTGACCGTCTAGCTTTCTATGCGACTTACGAACTCTTGTATCGAGTGACGACATCCACACTTTGGTTAGCCTAGCTGTTTTACTGGCTTGTTCTTCAATGGCTAAATCAACCTGTGATCTAACTCGGCCACCTTCAGTACGAGCAACTAGGATAGCTTTCTTTCTAGTCCAACCCAAGGCGTTTTCAATCCTGATAGCCATGTCAGTGTAACTCTCTCCCGCTTGTAGGCTCTGTGCTATCTCGATGTTCAAACGCCTGATAATGTCGTTTCTGTGAGCCTCAAAGACTTTGGGTAACGTCAAAAACTCAACTGGATTAGCAAGCGCTGTCTGAATCACCTCAGCAGATGGTATTTTAAAGCCCATTTCCTCACCTGTAGACTGTTGTAAGAGGTAAGCCATCAATAAGTATCTCTCGATGTAAAGACGCTCCTGTGACGTTTGAATGAGCTTAATTATTTGCTTGTAATCAGCATTTAATTGTTGAGCAATCAACTTCATTTCTTGGTTAAAACGATTGTACTTGTTTACATCAGTCCAAGTAGCTTGGCCGTTCTTACCAAACTTGCGGTGCATTTCCAACATCTGAGCAAGTATCGTCTTTAAACGTCGTGCAAAAACAATCTCAATGTCATTCTCGGCCCTTGACTCTAACCCATCTAAAATACGATTGATCTCTTGTTGATTCATGTTTCATCATCGTCCTCTGGATCATCTTCATCCAGTGGTGGTAAATCTCGGCCATATAATTTCTCTTCACGTTCCATTCGTTCTTCTTCCTGAGCAGCATCTTTCACCCAAGGATGATTTTCCCGAATAGTAGCTTTTGAAATAAGGCCGTCACTGTCACGCGCCATTTGAATTATTTCGGCTTCATTAGTAAGAAGAAGTTTGTTAAATGTAAATGTTACATCACGATAATCAAATTGGCCCTTCTTAGCGAGCTCGCAATAGGTTTGAATGAACCACATAAATTCACGTAAGGACAATGAAGCTTTGCGCTCAAACATGCTTGCTTTCATATCCAGTAAAGAATATAAATTTTCCAATGCAACACCTGAAGGTGCATTCCCAATAATGTCAGGTGAAGGGTTAACACCTTGGCCAAATGTATATACATTCTCTTTTAATGTGTTCGACTGCGTTTTATAGGCTTCAACAGGAACCTCCGCACGAACTGTGTCGATACCGCCCTCTGCATCTATATTGACAGCCTTATACCGTTTTAGATTTGTCATAAACTCGGCTAAAGACTCACCATCATATCCTCGCAATGCCCAAATTAAAGCTTGCATATCTAAGAGCGTATTTTGCGCATCAGAGACAAGCAGATCATAGTTATCAATATTCTCTTTAACGAAATGCAGGTCACTTAACTCTTCGTTGTTATTCAGAAAAGGAATAAACGGAACCTTTCCCCAGCCCAGCCCAGTAATACGCTCAGCGTCCGTAAAATGTGTTGATGGATTCACTTCAACATTTACATCCAGATAAACTTCATTCTCAATCATCTCGTAATAGGTGACCATTTCATCATCGTAGACCTCTAATTTAATGACCTCTCCTAATACATAAAATCGAATACCTGCAGCAAGCTTTTTTCGTTTGCTGTAGTCGTAGATTGGAATGAAGTTTTCAGCTGGTACTACCATGTAATCAAAGTCACCATCCTCATTTACAAACACATGTAACCACTCTATACCTTTATTAGAAGCACCTTTGACAATTTCGGTAATAGTGTCCTCCCACTGCTCACCTACGATTTCCTCTAGTAACTGCAGCTGCTGCTTGTTATCAGATTTGCTACCAAACACCATCGGCTCACCAACTAAATAAGCAACCTTTTGATCCACTAAGATCTTATGAAATCCTGAAGGAATTTTTGAGTTGATAGCGTCTGGATCTTCAACTTTCTTCTCGTCCTGGTATGTGTAAATCTTGCGCTCGTTAATCTTATTATTAACCCCATAATATTTAACACCTTCAAGCATCTTGCTACTGTCAAACGCACCATACAGTTCTTTAATAATTTCCGTTGGTGCAGGAGTATTAGCTTTAATATGTGCAATTAATTCATCAGTGTGCGTACGATCTAACATAGTATCCCCCCTTACTTTAATACACCCATCGTCGATTTCATGTTTTCCATTGCGTATCGTAAAGCATCGATAATATGGTTATTTGCATCAATCGGTTCATTCAGCCAGCGTCCCTCTTTATCTTGTTTAAATGTATATGTGTTAAATTCCTCAATCGTATTTTCACAAGAAGGGTGAATATAAATTTTATAACCTTGTAAAAGGTTAATACCCTCCATTACAGAGCCTTTACCTTTAGCAGCTGCCTTCACGCCGCGAGCCCCCATATTATTTAACTCTTTAATCAATCGTTTTTCAGCGTTGTCTGCTGTAACTCGAGTACGTAACAGCTCTCTTCGCTCGAGTATGTTGTAGATATCCTGAGTAAGCATAGCCTTTTCGTAATGCTCGTCATAAATCCATATCTCTTTATTTGTTTTATCTACAGCTGCACTTACTAATGTTGTCGGGTCATTCGTAAAACCGAAGTCCATACCGTGAACAGTTTTTTGCAAGCTTTTAATTTTTTCTAAAGGAGCAAAATCTTTAACCTCAAAATTATCGAAAATGAGCCCTTCAGCTACGCCCCATTCACCATCACAAACGATTCTAGCTCGTCGTGGATTAGTACGGTATAAATCTGTGTAGCGAGTTCTATCAACGTCATCTAACCACTCGTTTACACGGAATGTCGTTGTAGTAGCAAACGTATCTTTTTCTCTTGTTGAAGGATCAAAAAAAACACGCTTCAACCAATGGCGTTCTGACCAAGGGTTAAACGTGATTGTAATTTGTTTGAAAAAGTCCTCAGCTTCATAACTGCCTCGGATCGATTCAACAACGGTGCGAAATTTTTCTTCTGTTTCAATCTGGTACGCTTCCTCAAACCATGCCCAACACAAAATTCCAATCTCTACTGTGATCGATGTAATTTTCAGCTCGTCATCTAAACCACGAAATAAGATTTTCTGGCCAGTTGGAATGTAGGTTATCTCTGGCAGTGATTCATTGAATTTAAAAAGGTGTGCAACCTTTAGCTGGTTACACGCCCATTTCAAATCAGTATATGTGGATTGTTTATTTGTATTTGAGTAACGGCGGATCACTAATAAATTAGCCCACGGGTGTTTCATAATACGGTATATGAAATTTAATGCCGTATTCTTACTTTTTTTACTTCCTCGGGATCCTTTTACAACTCGGTAAAACTGCTTATTATGCCAGAAACGATTGTATCCGCCGCCTATCGCTTTTGCGACATCAACGTGTGGTCGCTTAGTCATCTTCTGGCACGTTATCCACGAATACTGGCGTTACAACAGCCGTAATGTCCTGCTTGTCAATCCACATGCGATATCGCTTACCAAGAAGCTCTGCGGCCTTGATACGGTCCTTTGCAGATACATCGATATCGTCAATCGTTTGAGCTCCTTCACCAATACCTCGAAGCGTTTCTTCCGTGTGCTCTCCACGCATTACTGCTGTCAAATATTCCATGACTTCTTGCTGGTCTGCCACACGTTCTGATTTTAGTTCTTCAAGGCGATTGTCTATATAAGTTTTTATGCCGACATTTGCCAACAATTTGTATGATTGACCTCTTGCATAAGTTTTGCTATATCCAGCCTGTAGTGCTGCTTCTTCTGCATTTCCTAATTCAATATAATTATCCGCAAACGCTTGTTGCTTCAGGTTTAATTTCTTTACTTTCCCAATGGCATCACCCCATTATGCTAGTTGCTTTATAAATTGGCATAAAAAAAACCGCAAATTTGCGGTTAACTAATGTGGTCGTAAAAAAGAGTGTGACTTCGACCCCATGTCATTTAGAAAAGAACCTATTAATTTATTAATACCGATGTTACTTACTCTAAATACAGACAGTGTATCTCTTTGTCTATATTCAGATATAACAACTTCTTCAGACTCTAATCTTCTTGATTCATAGGCACTTCTTATAGCTTTAATACTATAAGAACTCACACCATTTATAGTGCTAGAAGCTTTAAAGGTTACTAAATAAAGCATAAAAAGGCTTCCAAATAAAGGCAAGGCTAATCTAAATAACAACCCTTTATCTTTTATTGTGTTTTGTATCCTTTCATCTTTAAAAAAACCTCTACCTAACATAATTTTAAGCATCTCTAATACCATTAAGAAAGGGAATACCAACGCTATTAATGTAACTAATACTACCATTCTTTTAGGTATATTTTCTGAAGATAATTTTATAATTAAGTATAAGTATAGTGAACAAATATAGGCTAGGACAATGACTATAATAGGAGCTATAAATAAAAGTTTCATTCGCTTCCCTCCTAAATTTATTT